TGAGATAGCCTCGCTGATATGCTGCTTTTAGTTCTTGTTTTAATCTTTTAAATGCAGGTACGTTCTTGTCAAAGTCACCTTTAAGACGCTTACCGTCCTTAGCTGACCCACCGACAATCTTTCCGATAAGACCATCACCCCCACCGTACAATGTGGCATAGATGAATGTCTTAGCTTCGTCCCTGGTCTTTAGTCCTGCTGCTTTCTGGTTATAGGTGTGTATGTCACCATCCAGGATCTGCTTGGCGTACTCTCCATTGTCCTGGAGGTAATGTGCCAGGCAGCGTAGCTCTAGTCCTGAGAGGTCAGAACCTAGCAGCACCCAACCTTTAGGCACAGTGAACAGGTCTCTACATGGTTTACCAAATGCTGCCCTGGTAGAAGGAACCTGGGCCAGGTTAGGGTATCGATGACTAGCTCTACCAGACACAGTGCCACCACTAACGATGGTGTGCCTGATCTTACCGTCCTTACCACAGACCTTCATCCAGGCCTGGCTGCCTTCAGCTAACTGGGCGATTCTCTTTTGTATTAAGAAGAACCGGGCTAGCTTCTGTGCTTCTGGATATGGCAGCTGCTGCAGTACAGTCTCATCGACCTTGGGTTCACCACTGGGGGTGAATACTGTAGGTTTCCATCCATACTTCTTCTTTAAACAGAAGGCGATGTGCTTCCTGGAGTTAGGGTTGAACTCTACTACTTTAACCTTGTCAAATGGCTCTCCCTTGACGTATCCAAGCTTCTTATTGTTAACCTTGGGGATGAACTCAGTGTGTATCTCCCAGGGCTCAAACAGCTCATCGAGGTCCTTCTCAAGCTCGATACGAATAGATGCCAGGTCAGCATATAAAGCATGTGCTGCCTTAACATCAAAGGTCCAACCATTGTTACCAATGCGATAGCAGACCTCAGCTAACTTATGCTCCAGGTCAATAGATTGCTGCGAGAAACCTTTGCCTCGTTTAAGCAGCTTCTTATATAAAGCAGCAGTGACTCGAACGTCCTGCTCACAGTAATCAAGCATCTCCTGGCTGCACTCTTCCCAACCACCATCGTAGTCACCCTTCATGGTCCCCATACGGAGACCCCAGGCCTTTAATGCATGGCTGCCCCACATACGCTTCATGAACTCTTCTGGGTGTGATACAGCAGTGGCATCATCATTCATAAGGTCAGCGTAGAAGAACCGGGAGAGGACCAATGTGTCGGTTATACGACCTGTTGGTTTCCACCCTGGGTAGACTTTCTGCAGCGCAGGTATATCAAAGCCTATTATGTTGTGGCCTATGATCTCATCAGCCTTAGCTAATAGATCCAGGGCTATCTCTATCTGTTTGTCTCCATGATAAATAGACAGAGGTTCTGATCGTCTATCACGACAGTCTGTGTCATAGATAGCAATGCAGTGGATTGTGTCGAGTTGGTCTAGTAGTCCGTTACTTTCCAAGTCAAATATTAGACTCATAGATCCAATGAGCCTTGTACTGGCTCTTTGGGTTCACCATAATAATATTCAGCAATCTTTACTGGGTTTTCATACCTAGTGGGTACCTGCACTGTCCTTTTATTAATAGGATGACCTTTTTGCTTCAAGGTGAATATCCTGGCAGCAACCTGGGTAATACCTAAGTAGTTAAATGCAGTCATACATGTAAGCGTGTTGCCTTCTTTAAGGTAAGACAAAACCTTTTCTTCTTGTGTCATATTTACTCTCCTGGTTCGATGTTAGAAACGACTTGTATCGTTGTCGGTATCGATTAACCGACCTGTTTCTCTGTCATATATAAGCCTACCTGCCCAACCAACCTGGCCAGTAAACCTATTCTTGAGCACCACTAAATCTCGAGTATCATCGGTAGGATCTTCAGGGTTAACCTGGAGACCGATGCACTGATCTGCTAGCTGTGCGATTGAGTGGCTGCCACGTAACTGTGACAGTTTTACCTTTGCACCATTCTCATGGCCATCACCTGAAGGCCTGGTCAAATGACTAACCAGGAACAATGTGATTCCTAACTCCTGGACCATAGTTCTTAACGTAGTCATGATCTGATCGATCAAGCGTCTTTCATCAGTCACCTGCCCGGTAACACCGGATACCAGGATGCTGATGTGGTCTAGGAAAATATGTGTACAGTCCATAGCCTTAGCCATGTACCTAATGCGATTAACAACTACATCTAATGAGGTAGAACCAAAATGATTAAACAGCTGCACATCATGCTCACGGAACAAATCATCATGCCCTGCCAGGACCTCATCCTTGTCTGCTGCATTAAAATCCTGGACGATGTTCTTCTCCAGGTGCAGACCGATGAGTCCTCTCACAGTTCTTCTGTTCTCTTCCTCTAGCATCAGCATGCCAACCTTCTGACCATGCTTATGAAGGTGATAGGCAAACTCGGTGATCAAAGTACTTTTACCGACACCAGACCCTGCACATATAGTGACCAGGGTGGACGGTCTGATACCTTTGGTTACATCGTTTAGTTTTTCGTAGGGGTAAGTTACAAGGCTTGCTTCTTCAGTTTCAGTAATCTTGCTGCGAAGATCTGAGGTGCTTACGATGCCATCTGGTCTCCAATCTTTGGCCTTCCATATAGCATTGATAATCTCACTCTCAGCACCTTTTAGAAGGGCCTCATTGGCATCCTTATAGCCTAGCTTTGCAATCTTGACCTTACCTATTGGTAGGGACTCAGCGCACTCTATGGCAGCTTTCTGGCCCGGCTCGTCCTGGTCAAACATGAGTATTATTTCTTCAAACCCATCCAGGTAATCCCAGGCATTCATCAGTGCTTTCTTACTACTCTGTGCACCGTTAGGCAGCGAGACTGTTGGGTACTTATTCTTTTGTACCTGACTAACTGTCAGGCAGTCTATTTCGCCTTCTGTTATCACTAGCTTCTTACCAGTGGTCCACAGATGCTGCCCAAATAGGCCCATCTTCTTTGCTTCACCCAGGATCGTGAAGTTCTTATCGGCATCACGTATCTTCTGTGCTACAACTTCTCCATGCTCATTACGGTAGTTTGCAATTTGAACCGGGCGGTTCTTATGTCCGATTGAGTAATCGAACTTACGGCAGGTTTCCAGGGTAATGCCACGAGCTTGTAGCTGCATGTGCTCACCCTGGAGTAAATCTTTGTTTAACTTTGGTGATGGCTTTAGCTGCTCGGCAGCTTCATCACCTGGTACAAAATGTCCACATCCAAAACAAAAGATGTGACCATCATCATATACTGCAGCATTATCCTTAGACCCACATGCTTCGCAGCTTGTATGGTGTAAGAACTCTGAATCATTATGTGGCTCTTTACTTAACATTTACTTTCCCCCAGGCACAAAAAAAAGGGCCACCCCCAGTCTAGAGGTGACCCTTAGCTCTCCTTGATTACACTTTAGTTTCCTTCGTGTAACCACTCTTCTGGAATCGTCTTGTGTGCGTACACAAAGTTATGCTTCTCACAATAAGCAGCATAAGTTGTTTTCGATCCCTTATAGAGTTTGCTTCTGCAGTTACTAAATACAAACCTGATGTCGATGTCTGGATGCTGTTGCTTAATCAGAAGATGTTTCTGTCGATCAGCCACGTTCCATATACCTTTTGTTTCGACATAAAAAAAGCCACCTTGTTTAGGTAGCTTGAAGTCGGGTGTATATTTAGCACTACGTTCTGGTACTAGGTAGTTAACCTTGTCAGTCTCATATTGAAGCTCGATGCCTGCATCTTGTATCTGCTTTGCTATCTTGTCTTCGAGACCACTGCGGTAACCATTCTTAATACCATGTTGATTAGACCTACTACTTTTAGAAGCGGTCTGCTGTTGCTTCTTCCGATACTGATTCTTCATCAAACGCTTCCTGTGTTAGCTCATCACCAACGAAACCGCCCTCTACAGCATCGAAACCATCTTGCCCTTCACCACCGCCAACTGGGTTTACAACTTGTACCCTAGTTAACTGGAGTGAAATACCGTTTTTACCATTGACCGAGTAAGGGGCAATGAAGCCACCTACACGTAGCTCAGACCCTGATCTTAGCTGTGGTACTTGTGCATCTACCAGGTTCTGTCCAGACGAATCAAAGAAGGCAGGAGCATACTTAGATTTAGTAGTAAGTATTGTTTCTCCAGTTTCTTCATCAGTCTTGAATGGTAGGTGCGCTTTGTTTGCTGCTTTCGCACCGAACTCATCAACTGCTACGTCTCTAATCTGTGTCAATAGCTTGTCCTTTTCTTCAAGGATCAAACCTGTTTTGTATTTAGGCTCGTTACCAAATGCAGTATCTGGTTTATTAAGCCAAGGGTAGTGGGCTCGGCCAACACTTGTTGTGAAGGATATTTTAGATCCCATATTATTTACTCTCCTGTTTATTAAGGTCTTGCTTAGGTCTATACAGCGGTAGGGTTATTCCTAGCCTCTGTGCTTCTTTAATGAGTTTCTGTGGATAAGGTTGTTGTTGCTGCCGAAGATACTCAGCTAAACCTAGTACACGTTCTCTAGGGTGCATATGTTTACCTCGTTAGATTCTCTAAGGGTGGACAAAACTAAAAGTACTAACTAAAGCAGTACTCAGAAGTCAGTACCAGGTCTAGATCTAAGGTACCTTTTTCGGGGATAACAGCATCAAGTTTCTCAACTCCTTCATGTGTAAGTTGCTGCTTTGCCTGGTTTAATACATCAGTGTAGAGACAGTAGTCTTTGTATATTTCTACAAAGGCTGCCCTTACCGATCCATACATAACATCAGTGTCAGAAGGCGTAGTGCCAAAAGAGTCATGTATCAGGAAAAAGTCAGAGACACCATTTTGCTGTGCGGTTAAGACAGTCAGTAACAAATGGGCTGAGTCCATCGAATGAATGATGTTAGGTGACACAGCTGCCTTAGCTTTCTTCTTGTCTATACGCTTGTTTGTCTTCTCTCTTACAGAGATTTGTGTTCGTTTTAAGACCCCGGCATCTCGGTCATGCAGATAGATTTTTACTTTCTTAACATCCCAGTAGGTGTACTTCTGTATCACTGGGAAGCCAATAGGCGTAGTAAATCTAAACGGCTTACCTTCATGGGCCAGGGCTCCTGCAACCTTCTGGAAAAAAGACATACCTGCTGCTGCACTAGATATGACCTGCTGCACTGCTCTAAAGTTTATGGCAGCTAAGAATCTAGCAGCAGCCTGTTGATCTGCTTTTTCTCCAAATGGGTGTTCCTTTAGTTCACCTCTCATAACCTTGTCAGCCAAAGGTCTCATGGTGTCCTCGTACAACTGATCAGCGAAACCATATCGCCCACTAGAGTAACCGTAGGTCATTGTGTTTCGTTTGACAGTTGTCCTTGAGATACCAAAGTTTAGCCAAGCCTTTGCAAAGTCATCAGAGCTATTCTCTAGGTCTTCCTTAACCACATCTGCTACTGCCCGGTATATGTCCTGTGGTTTATTACCAGGTACCAGGTTCACAAGTTTTCCATCATCCTTATTGAGAGAAGCTGCTGCATAGTGTTGAACACCTGAGTTAGTTCCATCCAGGCATGGTGCCAGGGCAGACTCATATTCATTACCATAATCCATATAGTTCGCTAGCTCATGGCATGCAGCTAAAAACTGGAAAGGCTTATCTGCCTGACTCCAGTAATCAAAGGTCCCTTTAATGTCTCGACCAACGTCATAAAGCTTTTCCCGGTTGTCTTCTACCCAGGCAGCTCTATCATCAAGGGATTCCTTTGATATCTTGTTGAAGTCACCAACATTGGCAATGTGGACCGCCAACCAGAAGCCTGCATTGTCATCCATCTTCTTGGTGTTCTTCATGTTGAACAGGGCTTTAATATGGTCATCCCTGTGATAACAAAAGTGTGGCACTGGATAGACACGTCCTCTGAAATCAAAGTTCCAGGGCAAAAAGAACTCATTAAAGTTAACCAGGTCATTTGCTGTTGTTAAGTCCTGCAGCATTAATGCTCTGGAACCATCGATCTCACGGTTCTTAGTTCTTATCTCACGTGCCTTCAGCGTCCAACCTTTCTTATCAAAGTCAGACATATCTTCCCACTCTTCAGGCCTTCTCAGGTGCTCTATCTTTTCCTTCCTTGGAAACTTACCAAACACCATAGCGTTGTCCCAGGACCAATTGACAGCCTCTAAGACGTACTTGTTTATCTGTAATGGTGTTGCCTGGATAGCGTTTATTGCCTCAACGTAATCAGGTGTCTTACCTTCTTTGAGCTGATGGTCTATAGCCTTACGCTGTGTAAATGTAGACCCTCTGACCAATGGAACCTGGGCAGCTGTAACAGGGTCGTAATAACATCCAGAGTCGAACTCAGTCCAAGGTTTCGGTGGTACTATCATTGGTGCAAGCATGGGTTCTTGCCAGGATGACTCAAAGTCCATTTGTGCTAGACGTAAACTTGCTTCTTCGGTGAGGCCTATCTTGCGAATAGTGTTCCTGGGCTTCTGTTGCTCCCACTTGTCGAAGACACCAGAGTGCTCAAGTATTGCATTAAGCACTGGAGTAGCTACTTTAACTCTTCTTTCTTCAGACCAGGCCTTTTGTTTATAGCCTGCTTTAGACGCAATGATTCTTGCTGCCTTCACTCGATAGCGTTCACTTGAGTGATCTTTAGTTACCTTTTCTTCTATCCTCTTAGCTAGCTTACTATTGTAACTCGAGAGACCAACAGCCCAGGCCTCTAGTTCTATTCTGTGTCCTATCTTAGTTATTGTAGACGTGAGACTAGAGCTAGAAGCTACTGCATCCATGCAGCTGTTAAGTCCAATGTAAGCTAATAAGTCAGAATCTACTGACTTGATGTCCTGGTACCAGGAGTATTTTCTACCGTCACCTTTGTTATCTTCTGCTGCAATAGTATCACCTATGGCCTTGGATACTTTAGGCAGCGCATCGGTTATAAGTCGATGTGGGTTGTTTTGAGTTGATGGCTTAGAGTTGTTCTCAAGCCTACTTAGGTATCTCTCACGCCCTAGCGAAAACATCTCCTGTTCACGCTCGAGCTGTTGTCCGAGTAGATCAATCGTAGTCTGTTCCATTATTCTTATGTCTCCCATGTATTCTCTAAGGGTGGACAAAACTAAATACGAATAATTATCATATGTCAAATAAGTTATTCAGCTGTCCATAAAGATGCTCATTTATCTTTTGATAACTCACTGTGCAATGTAGTCAATAAGTGAGTTGCTGTATTGATAGTCCTAAGAGACTCCCTTATACAGTCTTGTAACTGCTGCCTTTCATCGTCCATGTACTTTGTATAGTGGACTTCTTCCAGATTATTAATTGCTTTAGATAGACTGATTGAAGCCTTGTCTACCCACTTACGCATCCTTGCGTATTTATGCAGCTGTTCGTCATCCTCATCAGAACAACAATTAACTAGGCCCATAGGACCGCTCCAGTCTTGTAGTTTCATACTTCACTCCTTAAATACTTGTTATACAACTCCAAGTGTTCTGATGAGCTATCAGCTAACCTTCGTATGTGCCTGCCCATCTCTTCACCTCGTTTCCAAACACTGTGGTCATCACTATGGTTGTAATACCAGTCGTGCTGCTCTAAAAGTTCCTGGAACTGATCCAGGTTATTCTCGATGTCGCTCATACTATTTCTCCTTCGATTAGACACTGCTCAAAGTTACTCATGAGTTGTGCCAGGTGATGTTCATAAAAGTGCTGCTTAGAGCACTCAGGTATGTTGTAGAACTTTCGTGCCTCAAGTTCCTTTTGGTATTGCAGCTCTACGTAGTGTTGCCAATTGTCCATATGGCAATTAAATGGAAGCCCCATTACGAGGCCTCCGACATATCAAGTTTCTTCATGATGTTCTGCAGTGATGCAGGTTTTGTATGGACATACTTAGCAGTTGTTGCTTGTGATCTATGGCCCAGGATCTTGCCCAGGGTAATAGCATCCACGTTATGTTCCATAGCCAACTTAGTTGCACACGTGTGTCTCAAGACGTGAAAGACGTAGTCTTCGTCACCAGGTGCTAGCTCATCACGCATAGCTCTCCAGGTGTCATAGAACCTGCGATGACTGTAGTGAGACCAGGGTCTGTTATGCAGCCTATACAGTGCATCTTTAGCAGATAGGTTCAGTGGTACTAAACGCTCTTCACCGTTCTTGGTGTCTTGCAGCGTTACGAATGAACCACAGGGTGTCACATAGCCTTTGGTCTTACTCTTAGGATTGTTAATAGACAATATCTCACCTAAGCGCATACCAGTGTTTACAGCCAGGATAACGAAGTCAGCTATCCAGGGGTTCTTACTGTTTCTAAGAAATGCCTGCATATGACTCATCTCTAGGTCAGTAAAGTAACGTGGGCGAGACTTACTAACTTTCTTCCAACGTACTCTGGGAACGTCTTCAGCCTGCTCCATTTCAACAGCCAGGCTAAATAGTCCGCTGTAGCATGCCAGGTAACGGTTGACAGTTGAGTCGCTTAGACCTAACTGGGTTAAGTAGTCAGTGAATGGGTAGATGTCTGACGCTTTAAATGAACTAAGTGGCTTCTCCTTATTGTCGTTGAAGTCACTGAGTCGTTGTATCATGAAACGACAGTCTCTAAGGTACTTACCTCTCCAAACACGTGAACCATGTTTATCAAAAAATGACATTAAAGTTTCCATTGATGTTTCCCTCAGTATTTCAAGTGATACTCTCTAAGGGTGGACAAAACTAAATCCACCCCCAGGAGAGCGTGATTAGCCCCTATGGGCCATGAGTGTTCCTGCGTCATATGGCTCCAGGAAAAAGCCGTGTTTCTCGACAAAGTTCTCAAGCGTCCTGTTGTACATCGGACCGAACTCTTGCCAGTAGTCAAAGAAGGGATAGCCATCCGGGCTACACCATCTTCTGAACCTTTTAACCAGAGTCCATCCTGGTCCACCTTGTCGTGACCATAGAAGTTATCCAGGGTCACTGCGTCCAAACCAGGAAACGCCTGGTTCAGTTTCTTTGCCAGGGTGGTTGCCCTGGTCTTTCTTTGTTTGCTACTCATACATATCCTCCAATGTATTCGCCAACGGTTAGGTCTGATGCTTGAATGTCATCAATTAGCTGCTGCCACTCTTGTACAGACCACTCTTGTTTGCCCTGGGTAACTATGTCCAACAGGGCATCTTGTAAATCACCTTGCTTATCGAGCACGTAGCGCACCTTGCGGTGCAGCATAGTGTTGATATCG